TAGATCCAGGAGGCCGTTGCCAGGTCGTAATGATCAACCACTTGATAGTTTCATAATTCAAAAGCAGGAAGATACAATAGAACGATTTGTTAAAGCTGTTGAAAATTGCGAGTAAGTTCAATGCCCGATCATTCGGGCTTTTTCATTCGGGTCGGGGGTTTTGTTTACTTGTTGAGGGCAAGGCAGTAAACACACAATAACCGTATAATAGATCCAGGAGATCTGGTAGATCTACCAGGACCAGATGAAAAAAAGTTGTTGACAAAATGTATCCAATATGAAACAATAAACTTTTACAAATTAGGAGAAGTAAATGGAATATAAAACAGATAAAGAAAGAGCGAAAGCATTTTTAAAAGATTGGTTTCCCAAAGGGAGCACGGCACACACGACAGTTGTTCATGTTGCAAGGTCTGGGATGAGTAGACACATAAAAGTATTTGCTATCTCGGGAGAACGAATACAGAATATTAGCTATCATGTTGCTAAATTATTAGATTGGCGTTTCACAAACAAAGAGGCCGTGTTTGTCGGTGGTTGTGGAATGGACATGGGTTTTCACTTAATATACACACTGTCAAGTAAATTATATGATGACGGCTATGCAATAAAGCAATCGTGGGTATAATGGATCTATTTACAATATCAATTGTTGTACTGGTGGTGGTGTTCCTAATGTCGGGTCGGGTGTAAAGTAGCTTTCATGTCTAACTCAACAGCCACCACCACTACTTCACACAAAAAGAAGTCAAAGAGATCTACCAGGTTATATCAGGGAGGAACTCCTTTTAAAATATTGGGCAGAAGAAATGAGTTTAATGGATTTAGACCAGGCGATAAAAACTATAAAGGCAGCGATAACCCAAGATGGAAAGATTAACTAAATCATTCGGGTATGTCGGGTACTGCCACTTAGGTAAGGCTCGGGTTTGGTCAAGTTCATTAACACAGTGTACTAATGAGGCCAGAGCTTTTATCCAGGAGAACCCAAGATACTTAACCAGAAAAGGTTTGTTTATTTATGAACTAATAAAAGGTGAAGAAAGAAAGTTTCATAAAAGAGTTGACAAAATGTAACCAATTGCTATAATTAGCTTATCTTTTAAACAAAACCATTAGGAGGTTATTATGAAGATAGAAATAAATTTATATGATGAAACAGGTGAAAGGGTCGTTGGCAAAGCCATAGAGACTGATTGCCAAAGTCTCATCATCAATGGCATTCATGTTATTCAAGCAGGTGGCGTTCATGCTGAGATGAGACAGCTAGAATCTGATGAAATACCAGTAAGTGCTGAAGAGTACACAATGCAATAGAAAATAATCGGAGGATCAAGGGAGCAATACGCTCCCTTTTTTTATGGGTCGGAGTCCCATCAGGACACAAAATCCAGTCGGTCGAGGTGTCCTTCGGGCTGGGGGGGACACAAATGAGGGTGCAAGTATATATAGAGACACAGGGGTAATAACAAACACAAACAAAACATATATTTAACACAATGCTAGTAATTTTTATATTTTTTCTGATACAATCAGATTTTAACTACGAGGTACCACATGGACGAAGATATGATGGGTATGCAGGTTAATCCAGTAATGACACCTGAACAACCAATGATGCAAGGGACTCCTGCCCCCCAACAAATGCCAGGTCAAATGCAGTCTGAATTAGATGAAATATCAAGCTCTGATCGAGAAGAGGCTAAACAAGCCCTCATGCAAATTGTAAAAATTCTACAACAAATGGTATCTCAAGGTGCATCTGATGAAGAAATCCAAGCTTTTCTACAACAAGTAGGCTTAACTATGGAAGAACTACAGACCGCTAGGGAGATGTTTGGTATATGAGTTTAGCAAGAAAAGCGTTTGAAAAAGCTGGTGAATTAGGCAGAAGAGTTCTAGGTACTAATAGAGGTGCTAGAAATAAAGAACTATTACCAGCAGATTTAAGATACAGAAGAGACATTCCATTTACCCGCCCCATATTACCAAATCCAGCTAGTAAAGCAATTCCAACAGGAGCCGTACCGATTAAATACAAAGTAATTAGAGATTTGCTCAATCCAAACACATTGCTTGCTGGCACAGGAATAGCTGGTACTTATAAATTATCAACAACAGATCCTAATGATTTAGGTAGAGAAATGGCAAAAATGAATATGACCTTGCAACAAGGTTTTGATACAGTGCGTCAAAAAGCTATAGATATAGCTGAAATGCCACAAATTTACTTTATGGAAGTAGAAAAAGGGTATAAAGATGAAATGCAAAGACAACAAGAAATGCAGAACATAGAAGAGTTTGGTTCTCCTGTAGAGCCAATAGCTCTACCACCTGAAGAAGAAGGTTTAAAACCAGTATCTGTCTTTATGGCAAATGGCGGTCCTCTTGATATGTCCGACAATGAACCTAGATTTGAAGATAGATCTCCTGAAAACCAAATGTTTTCTATTGATACTGCAATTAAAAACCTTATGACTGAATACCAGATGGTAGTTCGTAATAACGAATTTCAAAGAGCACAAATGATTGCTGACCAGATTGACCAATTACAACAGCAAAAGATTGATATACAGTCTCAAAATGTTGAACAAATTGCTCCTTTAGCTCTTCCTTCTCTTCCTGGTGAACCAGTTGCCCCTACTGTTGCTCCATTACCAGGTGAACCAATTGCACCTGATGCACCATTTGCACTTCCTGGTGAACAATTAGTTCCCCTTGCTAGTGAAAGGCTTGTGCGAACTTATAGGGATAACGTTGGTAATATTTTTTACGAAATGGCAGATGGGTCTTTTGGAAATGAAAAAGAGGGAAGAATGGGAAAAGAAATGTTTTTTACATTGTTTCCCTCTGCAAAACCTACAGCTACACCTGTAGAAACACCATCTAACGAAATATCTAGACAATTAGATGCTATAAGATAGCCTATCATGGCTGAAAAAATACCAACCTATAGCGAAATCAAAAAACAGATTGATGCAGGCAATATGCGTGAAGCTTATCGTTCCTTTGAAAAACTACCAATTAAAGACCAAATTGCTATAAGCGTAGCTCCTGGCATAGGAGATGCACTGGCTGTTTATGAGGTTGGTGAGTTTGGTCGTAGAGCTAAAACAAATGTTAAACAATCAGATTATTTAGGTGCTGCTGGGAATGCAGCTATAGCTGCTTTAGCTGGTATTAGTTTATATCCATTATTAAGATTCCTTCGTGGTGCAAGAGGTGTAACAAAAACTGCAACAAAAGCAGTAGACGCTCCAAAAATCATCAAACCCCCTGTTGAAGAGCCGTTACAACTTGCACCGCCAAAGGAATTAGAAATTAAGATACCTAAAATAGAACCTTTTGAACCTAAAGGTATCAAAGAAATTAATTATCAAGCAGGGGAATTTGAGTTTGGTTCTAAAGCTAGGAAGTGGCTTAACGGCATTGAGCAGCCAAATATAACAACCTTAGGTAAAAAAGTACAAGAACTACCTGTAGAGCAATGGGTGCAAAGATTAGAAAATGCGGGAGTGCCAAAAGGCGAGCTTAGAGTGCTAAGTATTTTAGACGAGTCAAACTCAATACATCCTAAACTAATCATGTCTGCTGATGCTAAAAAATCTTTAACTAGAAAAAGCCTTGATGATTACATTGCTAGATCCCAACGTGATGCTATACAAGTTCGTGGCACTCCTAGAGATTTATTGCAAAACCCAGATACAAGACCAGCTTTTGTAGATCCAACTACACAAGGACAATTTAATTACTTTGTAAAAGGTTCTGGTGAATATAGAAAATTTCCACACCATAACCAAGATCTAAAATACCCTGATGGCTTTTCTGGTGATAATGCTTATGTTTTTGATGGTACGGGTAAATATAATGCTATTGAAAGACTAGGTAATTTACGTCCTAGATTAAACCCTGAGGATTTTAAAACTATTCAAGATGATTTACTCGAACTTAAACTTGATCCTTTTAGTCAAGGCAAAAACCTATTTAGAATGCAATCTGATTTCCAAGAAGAAGTTGCTAGAAAAATTAGAAAGCCACAAATAGATCAAATGATTTCAGCAAAATCTAATTTTGACTCTGTTGTAAAAATACCTCGTGTTTATCAAGAAGCTAATAAATCTATAAAAGATGCTATTTCAGTAGGGCCAGATGCAAGAATTGTTGGTACACAAAGAACTGAATTGATGAATAATTTAAAACCAGAGTTTGTAGATGCTTTACGTGCTAATGACGAACAAGCCATGCGTAAAATACTAGGAGATGATTTATACAAGACATTTACTGATACTGAGTTTGGCACAAGAGTACCTGGTAAATACTTTGCACCAGTTGATGAATTAAGTTTACAAGGTCCTGCAATATCTTTTAATCAGTTTATATATGATTTAATTCGTTTAAATCCAGATGCAAATCTATCACAAATTAAAGAATTTACTCAGACAAGAAATAAAATAGGTGGCGAAGCTTTAAAATATATAAAGGATAATTTCTTAGATGCAGACTTTGACGGTGTTGTAAAAGAAATATTTAAACGTACTAAAAACGTTGAAAAAATAAAACAAAAAATATTCAAATCAAATCCTACTGGATTTGTAAAACCAGAACAACAAAAAATAATACTTAAACGTTTAAAAAATTACAACAAAGAAGTTGACGCAGTAAACGATCTTACAGCTAGCGGTGCTGATGTTGACATAGATAGAATAATTGGATCTTTAAATAGAGATGTTACAGACTTAGGTATTGATAGGGTATCTCTTTCACCAAAAGAATTAGAACGTGTTACAGGCAAACCTTTTACAGAATCTTTAGATTTAACGCCTGCCGATATTTATAATTTAACTGACAGATTTGGTCGTAGGATTTACCAAGGTATAGACTTTGATGATCCAGCTGCTTTATCTAAGGCTTACTTTGACGACATGGCTGATGAAAGTAAAACATTTTTTGAAGCAGCCGATGGTGTTAAGGTACTAAAAAAAGCTACAGGCATAAATCAATCACAATATGGCATGAAAATAGACCCATATTTTGAGGGAGGTAATTCAAAATACTTTAAATTGCCTGTTAGAGCAAACATTTTAGATTCTGCAAAAAAAGGTGATGACTTTTTATTTATAGGAGAACAACAAGCTGCAGCAGAAAGCTTTGGAACAGATGTTATAAAAACATACCAAAGTGCACAAAGTGAAATAAAAAAAGTGCTTAAAGAGCTAGGTGTTAGCGAACAAGGCGTTGTAAAGACAATTAAGGGTACTGGAACAGAATTTGATGGAACTTATCTTAAATTTACAGACAAACTTAAAGAAGCCATAGAAAAACAAGGCGTTAACGCTTTTAAACGTGGTGGTCCAGTAGAAAAATCTTCTAGAATAAATAATTTCTTAAAAAATATTACAAAAAAATTAAATAATGCTGCAGATAATGTATTGGACGAAAACGAAACATATCAACAAATAAAACAGTTTACAAACTCACCAGAAGCTAGAGTTTATATTGAAACTGTTTTGAAAAAAAATGAAGAACCTATAACACAAGACTTTTTTAATGATCAAGAAAACAATATATTTAAAAAAGAAATACTAAGCACTTTAGTAAATAATGCTGATATACATGATTTTAACTCGTATAAAAAAGACAAAGAAATAAAAAATTATGAAAATTTTTCTTCTATGCCGATTCAATATTATGGTTCTCCAATGCGAAGTGTTTTTGGTAATTCAAGACTTCGCATACCAAAAAATGTTAAATACGAAGATGCTGAAATAGAAATTTTTGATAAATACGATTTTGGTGGAGAATTTGCAGGCGAAGGTTATATAAGTAATTTAAAGAAAATATACGATGGTATTAGAAATAAAAATACGCAAGATGTAATGCTGGGTATAGAATACTTTGCTGAAAGATACGGTAGAGGTGTATATCCAGAACCAGAGTTTGCTGAAAAAAAAGAAATAGAACCAAACTTTGTACCAGTTTCTCTTAAATACCCAGTATCAGATTTAATGACCAAAGAGCAGTGGGAGGCTTATAGCAAAAAATATTTTGACCAATTTGAGGGTGATACAGAAGGTTATTCTTATGATTGGGGTATATTAGAAGACCCTTTTATAAAGGACGGTAAGCGAGTTAGTTATAGATATTCTGAAGAAGGCAGAAAGGATGTGCAGGGTTTAGGAAATATAACAAAATTTGCTGAATATTTGTCTGGTAGTGATGACCCTTATGTTGGAATAAATGTAACTAGTTTGGAGCCAGATGTACTTGTAGAAAAAAAAGCAGAAGGTGGTGAAGTACCCTCTATCGAAGAACAAAAAAAATTATCAAAAGCTAAATTAGATGAGATACAAGCACAACTGCAAGATATATTAACCACTAGAGTTTACGATAATTTATTAGAAGATAGATTAGATAAGATAAAACGAAGAGTGCCAGGTAGCCCACTAGATGAGTTGTATCAAGATTTTGATGCAAGCAAAGATGTTGTTAAAAATATAGAGAGCCAAGTATCAAAAAATTTAGCTAAGTCTTTAAAATTACCATATCAAGATGCTATATCAGATATTTTACAAGCTGATGACCCAAGCAAAGAGTTTGCAAAAAGAAAAGATGCTTTTCAATTAAGAAAAATTGATGAAGCAATATCTGCTTTGAATTTGCCTTTAGATGTAAATGTAGATCTAGATAGTGCTGAAATTTCAAAAAACGTGCCTTTAGTAGGTGGTTTAAATTTAGGATTCGGTGCTATTAAGGAACCAGATAGTGATGTAAAAACTGCTGCTGGATTAAAATTTACTGAGTCTGGTAAGTTTGGCAATGTGGATATAAGGGGTGTTACAGGCGATGCCATTCCACCTGGTTTGTACGCAGATTACACGCTAGGAAATATTGACAAAGGTCCCTTACAAGTTGATGTAACTAAAACACCTGGATCTGATATTGATACCAAAGCACAACTTAAAATAGGCGATAAAACAAGTCCTTTTCAGTTTGACGTAATGAAACAACCAGGGCGTGATTACGCACTATCTGGTAGATATACTTTGGATAAAGATATTTTTCCTGCAGACTCATTGTATGGTCAAACCTATCGAGTACCAACCCAACTAGAAATATCAAAACAACCTAATCAAGACCTATACGGTAAATATGAAATTGATATTTTAGGTGGCGAGGGGCAAAGTCTTGCACCCATAAGAGATTTCAATATTGCTCCAGGCACAAGGCTTGGTGGTAGAGGCTCTATAGGATTATCGTTTATGGTAGATACTTTAAAAAATGCTGGCTTACGTTTGCAATATATGTATGAAAATCCTGAAACAGGTGGATTTTTTAACCTAACATATGACCCAAGAAAACCAACGGTGTCAAAAAATATAGAAAAACAAGCAACAGCTTTCGGTTTACCACAAGTTTTTCCAGATGTGCCTTTAGAGGATTTAGTGGGATTTACTGACCCAAAAGATGTAGATACGTATTTTTTTAAAGAAGACCCATTACCTAGTGTAATGGATGTAAATAATATATTAAATATTGAATTTGGTAGAGAGTTTTGAACCTAGCACATTTATCTGACCAAGAAATAAAAGAAACTTTAGTTTTAAAAGAACGATTAGAGGTTCTTAAAAATCAAAAAAAATGTCAAGATAGTTTTCTTGAATACGTAAGGTATATGTGGCCAGAATTTATTTGTGGTCGTCATCACAAAATTTTTGCACAAAAATTAGAAGACGTAGCAAATGGCAAAATAAATCGATTAATCGTTAATATGCCTCCTAGACACACTAAATCAGAGTTTTGTTCTACTTACTTCCCTGCATGGATTATGGGTAAACAGCCTAATCGTAAAATTATGCAAACCACTCACACAGGTGAACTTGCAGTACGATTTGGTCGTAAAGTTAGAAACATGATGGATACTGACGAATATAAACGTATTTTTGACAAAGTAGAGCTACAAGCTGATTCTAAGTCAGCAGGTAGATGGGAAACCAACAAAGGTGGCGAATACTTTGCAGCAGGTGTAGGAGGAGCTATAACAGGTCGTGGTGCTGACTTGTTAATTATTGATGATCCACACTCAGAACAAGATGCACTTAGCCCAAGTGCTTTAGAATCATGTTGGGAGTGGTACACCTCTGGACCTAGACAGCGTTTGCAACCAGGCGGAGCAATTATATTAGTTATGACTAGGTGGAGTTCTATAGACCTTACTGCAAAACTTTTAGATGCACAAAAAGAAGACGCTGCAGATCAATGGGAAATAGTAGAGTTTCCCGCTATATTTCCCGAAACCAATAATGCTTTGTGGCCAGAGTTTTGGGAATTATCTGAGTTAGAAAAAGTAAAAGCTTCACTGCCTGTTCAAAAATGGAATGCACAGTGGATGCAAACACCAACTTCTGAAGAAGGATCTATTATTAAACGTGAGTGGTGGAATGTATGGGAAGGAGATTCTTTACCGCCTGTAAGTTACATAATACAAAGCTATGATACTGCTTTCAGTAAAAAAGAAAACGCTGATTACTCTGCAATATCCACATGGGGTGTATTCAGACCTACGCCTGATTCACCTGATTGTATTATTTTGCTTGATGCCCAAAAAGGCAGATGGGACTTTCCTGAATTAAAACGTATAGCTTACAACGAATATAAATACTGGGAACCAGACATGACTTTGATTGAGGCAAAAGCTTCTGGAACACCATTAACTCATGAGCTAAGAAGACTTGGAATACCTGTAGTTAATTATTCACCTACTAGAGGACATGACAAATCTACACGTATGCACTCAGTAGCACCTATTTTTGAATCTGAATTAGTTTATGCACCAGAAAGAAAGTTTGCAGAAGAAATGATTGAAGAATGTGCTGCGTTTCCTTTTGGAAAAAATGATGATTTATGTGATACTATGACTCAAGCTCTCATGAGATTTAGAGAGGGAGGTTTAGTTTCTCTTGACGATGACTATTCAGATCAAGAAAAAGCACCAGTTAGAAGGGTATATTATTAATGGCGATAGAAAAAGACATCAATCCAACCGTACTTAACGAAGAAAATCAAGTAGATTTAGGCGATGAAGGCATGGAAGTAGCACTTGCTGCTATTGAAGAAGCTGGCATGGAAGATTTCGTAATGCAAGAAGATGGTAGTGCAGTTTTAGAATCTAGTATGCAACAACAAATAGATACAGGCTTTAATGAAAATTTAGCTGAATCTATGGACGATAATGATTTGCATAGAATTTCAAATGAACTTATTGATGGCATAGAAAAAGATAAATCATCTCGTGAAGATTGGGAAAAAACTTATACCGATGGCCTTAAATACTTAGGCATGAAGTTTGACGATGAAAGGTCTGAACCCTTTGAAGGTGCATCAGGTGTAATACATCCTTTATTAGGTGAAGCTGTTACAACATTCCAAGCACAAGCATACAAAGAATTGTTACCTTCTGGAGGACCTGTTAAAACACAAGTAATTGGTGCCTACGATAGTGGCGTAGAAGAACAAGCTCAAAGAGTTAAAGAGTTTATGAACTATCAGATTACTCATGTTATGGAAGAGTTTGATGAAGAGTTAGACCAAATGTTGTTCTATTTACCTCTTGCGGGTTCTGCATTTAAAAAGGTTTACTATGATGAAACTTTAGGTAGAGCTGTTTCTAAGTTTGTAGCTCCAGAAGACCTTATTGTTCCGTATTTTACTACTGATTTAGAAACTTGTCCTAGAATAACCAACGTTATTAAAATGCCAGAAAATGAAGTTAGAAAACTTCAAGCTCTCGGTTTTTATCGTAAAGTAGATATAGATTACGGTGATGATATAGAGTCATCTAATGTAAAAGAAGAAATAGATAAGTTATCTGGCATGGAACCATCCTATGATGACGGTGAAGTATCCATGTTGTATGAAGTGCATTGTAATTTAGAATTAGATGGTTTTGAGGACATGGACGAGTCTGGAGAAGCAACAGGTGTAAAATTACCTTACATAGTTACTATTGATGTTAATTCTAGTGAAATACTATCTATTCGTAGAAACTTTCAAGAACAAGATCCATTAAAAAATAAGGTTGAATACTTTGTTCACTTTAAGTTCCTACCTGGACTAGGATTCTACGGCTTTGGATTAACACATATGATAGGTGGTTTATCTAAAGCTTCTACATCAATACTAAGACAATTAATTGACGCTGGTACTCTTGCTAACTTACCTGCTGGTTTTAAAACTCGTGGTATAAGAATAAGAGATGAGGATACACCTATACAACCTGGCGAGTTTAGAGATGTCGATGCTCCAGGTGGATCACTAAGAGAATCTATCCAACCATTACCATTTAAAGAACCTAGTGGCACATTGTTAAATTTACTAGGTATATTAGTAGATGGAGGTAAGAAGTTTGCATCTATTGCTGAAATTAATACTGGTAAAGGTAATCCAAATGCACCTGTAGGCACAACTCTAGCTTTACTAGAAAGATCTACAAAGGTTTTATCAGCTATACACAAAAGACTGCATAATTCACAGAAAAAAGAATTTAGATTATTAGCACAAGTATTTAAAGAATACTTACCGCCTGAATATCCTTATGCAATACCTGGTGGTAATTCACAAATAAAATTAACAGATTTTGATGATAGAATTGATATATTCCCTATCTCTAATCCTGATATATTTAGTCAATCACAACGTATTGCTATGGCACAAGAGATGATGGCATTAGTGCAATCTAATCCAGATGTACATGGCCCAAATGGTATATATGAATCTTATAAAAGAATGTACTCAGCCATAGGTGTTGATAATATAGAACAAATACTTACACCACCACCACCTAAAGACCCTATGCCATTGGAATCAGGATTTGAAAATAATAAGTTATTGCTAGGGCAACAAGCACAAGCCTTTGGACAACAAAACCATGATGCTCATATAGCAACACATATGTCTTTATTGAATACACCACCTGTGCAGATGAATGCACAAGTACAGGCTTTAATACATTCACATATTATGCAGCACTTACAAATGAAAGCTGATAGTTTGGCTGAACAACAAATGCCACCAGAAGTATTACAACAGTTTCAACAGATACAACAACAAGCTCAACAAGCAAATCCAGCAGAAGCACAACAGATGACACAACAAGCAGGAGATATATTGGCACAATTTTCAGCACCAATTATGGCAGAATTAATTGCGGAATATAGTCAAAAAGTTTCAGATCCTAGTGATGAAGATCCACTGGTAGCTATAAGAAAACAAGAACTTGCATTGAAAGGTCAAGAGTTGTCTATGGAACAACAACAGTTTTTACAAGAAGAAAAACGTAAAGCTATGGATGCACAAAGAAGGATTGATGTAGATAGAGAAAGAATAGAATCTATGGAAGATATTGCAGATTTACGTGATGAAACTGCAAGAGCAAGACTAGAACAACAGGCACGTTTAAAAATGATGGATATGCAAAATAAAAATTAATACTTGCAAAATAGAAAATCACACAACATAATAAAGCACATGATTAAAAGAACAGACATAAGTCAACAGAAAACACCCAAAGTACATAAAAATAAAAACAGCTATAGCAATAAAGGCACTGTGTCTTTAAAAACTAAAGCTGGTACTTTTCCAAAAAACACAAAAGCTAAACCTGGTATGGGTAAAGGTAAGTGTAGAGGTATGGGTGCTGCCGAGTTTGGTGGCAAGTTTTCAGGCATTTATTAATGTCATCAGTTTGGCTTGCTGAAAAGTTTTTAAAAGAACTTGAAGGCAGAAGAGAAGACACCAAAGATGCTATGTTGTCAGGGTGTAAAGACTTCTCTCAATATGAATATCTGCGGGGCCGTTACAGTTCTCTAGCCGATGCAGAAAATATTTTTAGAGAGCTGCTAGGAAAAATACAACAAGATGAACAAGATACAAGTCCCTGATCATGTCGCAAAGTCCATTGAGGCAGATTTAAAAAAAGAACAAACTGAACAAGAAGAAAATCCAATTCAAGATGTAAAAGAAACCTCTGCTTATGTAAAAGAGTCAGCACGAGTATTGGATCCTACTTTATTAGAAAAATCTTTAGTAGACCGTATGCCTCAACCTACAGGTTGGCGTATTTTAATTTTACCTTATGCAGGTAAAGCGGTTACAGAAGGCGGAATCCATTTAGTTCAACAAACAGTAGATAGAGAATCTTTAGCTACAGTTGTTGGATATGTGGTAAAAATGGGTCCTGATTGTTATGCGGATGCAAATAAATTTGCTGAGCCATGGTGTCAGGAAAAACAATGGGTATTGATAGGCAGGTATGCTGGTGCTCGTTTCAAACTCGGTGATGAATCTGAATGTAGAATCATAAACGATGATGAGGTTATAGCTACCATACTTGATCCTGATGATATTCTTGCAGTATAAGGAGAAAAAATGTCTGAAGAAAACGCAAAGGTAATAGAAGAAACAGAAGTAGACGAAGGAGAGATTGTTGAAATAGAACCTGTAGAAGAAAAATCTAAAACACAGATTCCAATGGATTCTGTTGATAAAGAGGCAGAGGAACAAATAGAAGATGTTTCTAAAACACCAGAATCAAAACAAGAAGAAGAGCTTGAAGATTATTCTAAAAATGTACAGAAAAGAATTAATAATCTTACAAGAAAATTAAGAGAAGCAGAAAGAGGTCAAGAATCTGCTTATGAGTATGCAAAAAGAACTGCTGCTGAAAATGAACAATTAAAAGCAAAAAGTTCTAATTTAGATAGATCTTATCTAATGGAAGCAGAAAACAGGTTAAAATCACAAAAACAACAAGCTATGTCCGCTTTAAAAGCTGCACATGAAGTACAAGACTACGAAAAAGTAGCAAAAGCACAAGACGTTTTAGCAAAAATAGCCGTTGAAGAAAACAAAGTTAATACTTCTAAAATGTCTTTACAACAACAAGTGCCATCAAAAACAGTTAATCCTGGTATTACACAACCAGCTCCACAATATCAAGCACCGCTAAAACTAGATGAAAAACAAGAAAAGTGGGTAGAAAATAATACTTGGTTTGGTGAAGATGAAATTATGACTTTAGCAGCTTTTTCAATTGATCAAAAATTAGTACAAGAAGGTTTTGACCCGAAGACTGATGAATACTACAATGAAGTTGATAAAAGATTACGAATAGAGTTTCCGCACAAGTTTGAAGAGTCTTCTGCTAAATCGAAGCCTCAACAAAAGGTGGCTTCAGCAGGCAGAGTAGCTGGTAATACTAGCTCAAAAAGACAAGTTAAGTTGTCGCCAGCAGAAGTTCAAATGGCAAAAAGATTAAACGTACCCTTAACAGAGTACGCAAAATATGTTAAAAGGTAATAGTTATGACAGAAAAAGATAACAAAGATTTAAACAGAACACCACGTTCTGCCGACACTCGAGCTAAAAAAGAAGCTCGCAAACCATGGAGCCCACCATCTACGTTGGATACTCCTCCTGCACCTGAAGGTTATACTTACAGGTGGATTAGAGCCGAAATTGTAGGCCAAGAAGATCGTAAGAATATAACTTCAAGATTAAGCGAAGGTTTCGACCTAGTTAGATCTGATGAGTTACATGATTCTGACCAAGATCGTTTTGACACATTACAACAAGGTAAACACGCAGGAGTTGTTGCACGAGGTGGTTTGCTATTGGCTAAGATTCCCAATGAAACACGTGAAGAGAGAAACTCCTATTTCGCAAAACGTGCTCAAACTCAGCAAGATGCTGTAGATAACGATATGATGAAGGAATCAGATCCAAGTTCTCCGATGCTTACGCCTCAGAGATCAAGCAAAGTAACTTTTGGCGGTGGTCAACGTAATTGATCGCTTAACTTTAAAATAACAAATATAAGGTGACTTATTATGGCTAACAAAAATGCCCCGTTTGGAGCACGAGTAGTAGGTAAATTAGGTTCTGGAGTTCAAAATGGTGGACATACAGAATACGCAATTGCCTCAGGTGCTTCTGGGAATATTTTTTCTGGCGATTTAGTAAAAATGACCAACGCAGGTACTATTTTAGTTGCTGCTGCTGGTGATGAGTCTATCGGTGTATTTAGAGGTTGTACTTTTACAAACTCTTCTGGTGAAACTATTTTTAGTTCTCACTTCCCTGATGGAACTGTATCGTCCGATATTAAAGCATTCGTAATAGATGACCCTGATGCTGTATTTGAAATTCAAAGTGCAGGTTCTCCAGCTCAAACTGATGTCGGTTTGAACGCAGATATTTCCTATACTGCTGGCTCTGTGAAAACAGGGATGTCAGCTTTAGAGCTATCTGGAACAACAGCAGCTACAACTGCTACGTTTAGAATTATGGGCTTTTCGAGTGATCCAGATAACAGTACAACAGGATCAGCTAACGTGAATGTGATTGTTAAATTTAATGAGCATTTCTATATCGACCCAACAGGAGTGTAAATAATGGCAATTAATAGAGCACAATTAGCGAAAGAGCTCGAGCCAGGCCTTAATGCCTTGTTCGGTATGGAATACTCAAGATACGAATCTCAACATTTAGAGATCTATGAAACTGAAACTTCTGATAGAGCGTTTGAAGAAGAAACACTTATCGTAGGATTTGGTAATGCAGAGGTAAAAGCTGAAGGTAGTGGTGTCAGATTTGATACAGCTAACGAAGGTTATACATCTCGTTACACCCACGAAACAGTGGCTTTAGCATTCGCACTAACCGAAGAAGCAGTTGAAGACAATCTTTATGATAGACTCGGAGCAAGATATACCAAAGCACTAGCAAGGTCTATGGCTAATACAAAGCAAATCAAAGCTGCATCTGTATTGAACAATGCGTTCTCTACAACAGGTGGTGATGGTAAAGTGCTTGTAGCTACAGATCATCCACTAGGAGGCGGAGGTTCACTAGCAAACAGAGCTACCACTATGGCGGATCTTAATGAAACTTCACTTGAAGACGCATTAATTAATATCTCTACATTTACGGATGATAAAGGTCTTAACATTGCGTTAAAAGGAATGAAGCTAATTATTCCACCACAATTAGTATTTGTTGCTGACAGATTACTACAAAGCCCAGGCAGAGTAGGAACTTCTGACAACGACATAAATGCTATTAAGAATACTGGTATGCTACCTGATGGTTATGTTGTAAATAATTATCTGACAGATACAGATGCTTATTTCATAAAAACTGACTGTCCAGATGGATTTAAGTATTTTGAAAGATCTCCAATGACAACTTCATTGGAAGGTGATTTCGATACTGGAAACATGAGATATAAGGCTAGAGAGCGTTACAGCTTCGGATATTCTAACTTTAGAGCCGTTTACGGTTCTCAAGGAGCTTAAGGAACGATTTATTGTAGCGTTTCTCACTCAACTACAATTACTTAAGGGAGCTTCGGCTCCCTTTTTTTGTTGATTACTTTCATTTCTAGGTGTAAACTCAAGATAGTTTTAAATTAATTAGCTTAATGAGGATCAATTCGATTTCCATTAATACAAGTAAAGGAGTTCATAATGGCTAATCCACATTTTCAAAACTTAATACTATGGGCAGGTAATACTGTTGCTACGGAGCACAAGAAAAATCAACCCATGTTCGTTCCATATCCATCAGATCAAACGTACTATATGTACCATAATGATTTTTTCACTTATAACTCTGGTGATTGGACTATAACAACTACTGAGGCTGGTACTGGTAGTGCATCTGAAGCTGTTACTTCATCAGCAGGTGGAGCTTTATTGCTTACTAATGCTGCTGGAGATAACGATTTAGACTTTTTGCAATTAAAAGGTGAAGGGTTTAAATTAAGCACAAGTAAAAATGCATACTTTTCTGCTAGATTTAAAGTAAATGATGTAGACCAATCTGACTTTGTTATGGGTCTTGGCATAACAGATACAACACCACTTGATACTACAGATGGTGTGTTCTTTATTTCAGCAGATGGTGATGCAGGGTTAGATTTCTTAGTTGAGAAAGATAACAGTGCCACTACTACAGAAGATGTAGCAACTATGGCAGATGATACTTTTATTACAACCACTTGGTTTATAGATTCAAATGCTTCAAAAGTATATTATTCAATCAATAATGCTGATCCAGTAGGAGTTGCAATTACCAACTTACCTGATGATGAAGAATTAACTGTATCATTTGGTATCCAAAATGGCGAAGCTTCAGCACAAACTATGACTATTGATTACGTTGTAGCTGCAGTTGAAAGATAAGGAGTAAATTATGGCTGATGCAGTAACATCACAAACCATTCAAGATGGCGAAAAGACTGCTATTATGAAATTCACTAATGTGTCAGATGGCACAGGTGAATCGGCTGTAAAAAAAGTAGACGTTTCTGCACTTACTACAAATAGTGCAGGAGAGTCTTGTACTTCAGTATCAGTCGCTAGAATATATTGGGCTACTAGAGGTATGGGTGTAAATTTAGAGTTTGATGCTACTTCTAATGTGTTATTAACTGGTTTACCATCAGATAGCACTGGAGATGAGTATTACGATTTATTTACAGGCATACCGAATAATGCAGGAAGTGGAGTTACTGGAGATATTGACTTTACTACTGTTGGACACTCTAGTGGCGACACATATTCAATCATTTTAGTTCTTAATAAAAACTATTAATGAATGGTTGTAAAAAGAAAAAAAGCTAAATCTATACGCAGAACAACTGGTAAAGGTGGTAATTACCGTCCCACTAAAAGTGGGGCGGGCATGACCAAGAAAGGTATTAGAGCATATAGAAAAGCAAACCCTGGTTCAAAACTCAAAGGAGCTGTCACTGGAAAAGTTAAAAAAGGCAGTAAAGCCGCTAAAAGAAGAAAATCCTATTGTGCAAGGTCTTTAGGACAACTTAAAAAAAGTTCTGCTAAAACTAGAAATAATCCCAACTCAAGAATTAGACAAGCAAGAAGAAGGTGGAAATGTTAAATGAGTAAAGCAAAAATAAAAAAAGTAGTGAAAGGATTGCAGAAAGCAAGTAAAACACACGCTAAACAAGCAAAAACTTTACAATCTATAAAGATGAAAAAAGGTGGCAAGGTTAAAAGCGGTGGCAAAATTTGTCCAGAAGGCAAAGCATGGGCGAAACGCACGTTTGATACATACCCGTCTGCTTATGCAAATATGGCTGCTTCTAAATATTGTAAAGACCCAAATTATGCAAAAGGCAGCAAAAAAAGAAAAAAGAAAGCTAAAGGTGGTTTTGTTTCTATTCGTGGTCAAGGTGCAGTAATGTCAAATAGGTTGAGATAATGGGACAATTAGCTGAATGGAGAAAACAAAACTGGGTGCGTATTGGAACAGATGGTTCAATAAAAGGACCATGTGGTACAAGCAAGGATAAAAAAAACCCAGATAGATGTTTACCAGCAGCTAAAGCAAGAAGTTTATCTAAATCAGAAAGAGCAACAACTGCCAGAAAAAAGAAAAGAGCTGGAGCAAAAGGTAAAACAGTAGTAGCAAATACAAAAAAAGCTAAAGTAAAACTAAAAAAAGGTGGACCTATGATAAAAAATAAATCTAAAGCTGATCTTAATAAAGATGGCAAATTATCTTCTTATGAAAAGAAAAGAGGCATGGCTATTGAAAGATCTATGGCTGCTCAAAACAGAGTAAAAGTGAAAAATGGTGGTTTTATAGCTAGAGGTTGTGGTAAAGTTATGAATAACCGCAGAAAAGTAACCACTATAAGCTAGGAGAAATTATGCCAAAGAAAAAATCTGAGGATCCAAAATTACAAGCTAGATTAAATGCTAAAGTAAGACCAGATGAGCCAGTTAAGGATGAGCGTATTTACATAAATATGCCTAAGAAAAAGGCTCCTGCAAAAAAAACCACTGCTAAAAGAGGCAGACCAAAGAAAAAGGATTAATTATGTTTAAAAGAACTAAATATTATGCTACTGGTGGTCCTGTAAAAAACCCAAAAGGTATGGCTAAAGGCGGAAAGGCTTCAAAGTACATGGCTAAAGGCGGAAAAGCTAGTAAATACATGGCAAAAGGAGGCAAGGCTTCTAAGTACATGGCAAAGGGCGGTAAAGCTTCTAAATACATGGCCAAAGGCGGCAAAGCTTCAAAATATATGTCAAAAGGCGGAAAAGTTTAATTTTTAATAACGGGGGTTATTTTGTCTTATTTAATATCGAACATACCACAGTTCAAATGTTGGGTGCGTAAAGAATTTACAGCAAATCATCAAAAATATCATGGAGAATACTTACACGCATTAGCTTTTGCAGTAAATACTATTCCAGATAGGTCATTATCATTTCAAGTAGTCTTCACAGGCTGTGAGACTGATTTAGAGGAACATCCTGATGAAAACGTACATGGTGGTGCAATGTGGGCAAGGATGCCCATACAAGCTCTTATAGCAGACGTGCCTTTAGCAGAATGGCCTACACCTATGGAAGACCATTTAGCTCAACCGTGGGATTGTTTGTCACATCATCATTCAGTTGTGGTATTAGATAGAGTTAGCTCATCTCCTTGGATATGTAAAATAAATGGTGAGTTTTACACAGGAACTTATATGTTTACAGTAGATTACACTGAAAATAGTATTGCAGATGATTCTGCACAACATAAACAAAGTCATGTGCTATACTTAACAGACGCTGGTGAATACACTGGTAATTTTGTAGCTTTACCTAACAATAGAGTAAGAGCGACAAATCCAGCATTATGGCGTGTAGGAGAAGGTCCACCAGATTTTTCTCCAAGTCAATGGATTCACTCAGCAGAAAAACACGATAGTTATATGGATTCAAACATAACTTTTGATAATCTATATAATCAAGATGACAGGAAAGACTAATGGCATTATCTGGAAGCACTAATTTTGAACCAAACGTAACTGAGTTTATTGAAGAAGCATATGAAAGATGTGGAACTGAATTAAGGACAGGTTATGACCTTAAAACAGCAATACGTAGTGTTAATTTAATGCTCGCTGAATGGGCGAATAGAGGTTTAAACCAATGGACCATTGAACAAGCAACACAAACTGTTACAGAAGGTACTTCAAGTTATTCTCTTAATTCAAATGTAATTGATGTTTTAGATGTGGTTGTACGTAGAACAGTAAATCAAACACAAACAGATATAAGCATGAATCGTATTAGTAGATCTGAATATTTGAATATTCCTAACAAAACTACAAAAGCAAGACCATCTCAATTCTTTTTTGATAAATTAAGCACTCCATCACTTAAAGTTTGGCCTGCACCCGAAAACAGCACAGATATTTTAGTTTTTAATAAACTTGTGCGTATGGATGATGCAGATGCAGCTACTAATACTATGGATATGCCTTTTAGGTTTTACCCTTGTTTTGTAGCAGGTTTAGCTTATTACATATCTTTAAAAAAGAATCCACAACTTACTCCTCAACTAAAAGCTTTATATGAAGAGGAGTTCCGTAGAGCTGCTGACCAAGATGAAGATAGAGCGTCATTCAGAATTAGACCAAATATAAGGATGAATTAAAATGGCATACGCACTTGGTAAATTTGCAAAAGCTTTATGTGATAGGTGTGGTTTTGAATATAAATTAAACGAACTTAAACAAGAATGGAATGGGTTAAAAACTTGTCCAGACTGCTACGAGCCAAAACATCCACAACTAGAGCCGCTTACAGCTACTGCTGATCCAGAAGCTTTGTATAAACCAAGACCAAATAATGATGCTGAAGAAGGTGAAGGTTTTGTTGTTGTTGTGCAATCAAATAACTTTAAACCAGATTTTCTTAATCCATCAACTTTACCAACAAACTTTACAGTAAGCGAGATGACAGGTGGAGTAGGCGAGGTTACAATAGTTACATGACATTATCAGAGTTAAAAACACTTATACAAAATTATGTAGAAAATACAGAAACTACTTTTGTAGCAACATTAGATGATTTTATTAAAAATGCAGAAGAAAGAATATTTGAGCTTATACAGTTTGATTTCTTTCGTAAAAATGTTACTGGTACCTTAACGACTGGTAATACTTATTTAACAGCTCCAAGCGATTTTCAAATGAGTTTTTCTCTTGCAGTAATAGATAGCAATGGTGATTATAAATATTTAGATAAAAAACATCCGACTTTTATGAGAGAGTACAGCGTTGATCCAACAGATACTACAGCTAGAAGTCAACCTTTATATTACGCAGATTTTGATAAGGAACTATCTACAGCTTCTAATAACGGTTCTACCCTCATAGTAAGTCCTGTTCCAGATGCTGATTATAACGTTGAATTGCATTATTTATTTAAACCAAATTCATTAGTTACAGATACTACAGGTACTTGGATTTCTAATAATGCAAGAAACGCTTTACTATATGGTTCATTAGTAGAGGCTAATATTTTTTTAAAAGGTGAAAGCGATATGCAACAGCAATACGAGCAACGTTTTTTACTAGAAATAACAAGGCTTAAAAACCTTGCAGAAGCTCGCGGAAGGAGAGATGAATACCGTTATGATTCTTTGAGGACAACGGTATCTTAAAAATACATGGAAAAAATTGAAAGTCTGAAAGGCAAATCAGTTGCTATAGTTGGTCTAGGCAAAAGTTGGTTTGATTACAATCTAGCAAAATCACACGGTGTTCATTTTGATGAAGTGTGGGTTATAAATGGTGTTGGCACTGTAATTTATCATGATAGAGTATTTATGATGGATCCTGCATCTAGGTTTTTAGATACAGAAGATGCAGGTGGACAAACCGAAAGCATGGCAAAAATGTTACAAGAACATGAGGGTCCTATCTATACGTGCGAATTGGATGATAGATGTCCAGGTTTAGTTGAATATCCTGTAGAAGAGGTCATTCAAGACCTGAATTGTTATTACCTTAATAACACAGTTGCTTACGCAATAGCATTTGCTTTATGGAACGAAGTATCAGTTTTAAAAATGTTTGGTGTAGATTTTTCATACAAAGGTAACTTACATTTTGCCGAAGCAGGTAGAGGTTGTACTGAGTTTTGGTTGAGTAAATGTATATCAGCAGGTATGCAAGTTGAGGTGGCACATACATCTGGGCTACTTGATACTGATGTCCCAGCAGAACAAAAGCTTTACGGTTATCATAGATTAGCAAATCCTTTAATTGTGATGGCGGATGAAAATGGTTTAAAAGTTGAAAAAATTAATAATCTTGATATTACAAGAACATCAAAACAACCAGTGCTTATAGATCGTAATGACTCACACTTAAAACCACCTGAACCAGATAAATGGTAGATGAAATTACACCACCAGGATTACCTGCATTAGGTATTATAGAAGCAAAAACATCTAATTATGGTGGACATCCTCCAGAGTTTTGGGCAGAAAGACTTACTGAAAAAATAGTGAGCACAAGTGATAGTGAAGATCCATATATCAAAGAACAAGCAAGAGTATATAGAGATATGATTTATAAGGTATGTTTGATTTATATAAAAAATGCGTTAAAATCTTACAAGGCAACTTTGATACAAGATTTATCAGGTCAAGGTAGCGAAGATATAGCAAAAATAATTAAAGGTATTTAATATGGCCATTACATCAACATTAACTACAAGTTTTAAAACAGAACTATTAACTGCAACACATAACTTTGCAACTAATGGTAATGCTTTTAAACTTGCTCTCTATACAAGTTCTGCCACCATGGGAGCGACTACAACTGCTTATTCAACTTCACAAGAAGTAAGTGGCACTAACTACACAGCAGGCGGAGCCGCTTTAACTAAAGTTGCACCGACAAGCGGTGGTACTACAGGATTTACTGATTTTGCTGACTTAACATTTGGCACAGCTACAGTAACAGCTAGAGGTTGTTTGATCTATAATGATACAAATAGTGATAAATCTGTCGCTACTATAGACTTTGGTGGAGATAAAACATCCACAGCAGGTGATTTCACTATTGTTTTCCCAGCAGCAGCAGCCAGTACAGCTATTATAAGAATAGCCTAGTCTAGCCTAATATGGCTAATATAACTGGTTGGGGTAGAGGAACCTGGGGTTCTAATACTTGGGGCGAACCAAATCCAGTTACCCTCACAGGATTAGCAGCAACAAGTGCTGTTGGTTCTGTAACTATCGTAGCAAAAGCTAATGTAATTCCAACAGGACAATCAGCAACTGGATCAGTAGGAACTCCTACTTTTGATTGTGAAGCTAATTTAACTCTTACAGGACAATCAGCTACAAGTGCTCTTGGCACACCAACAGTTGTAGCAAAAGCAAATATTACGCTATCTACACAAGTAGGAACCAGTGCTTTAGGCACCGTATCTACAGTTGCTAAAGCAAACATAGTACCAACAGGACAATCTGCAACATCAGCCATCGGAGGTGTGGGTGTCAATGGAGATGCTGTTGCTAATGCACCAGGAGCCGTAGGATCTGTTGGTACTGTTGGTGTAGATGTAGATGGTGAGGCAAATGTTGTTATTTCAGGAGTTTCAGCAACTTCAGCAGTAGGATCAGTAACCATTCATCACAACGCACAGTTTAGTATTGATGGTGTTAGTGCCACAGGTAATGTAGGTTCTGTTACTATAATATCTAAAGGAAACATTACTATTACAGGAGTCGAGGCTACTGGATCTGTAGGTAGTGTTTTAGTTTGGTCGCTAATAGATGATACACAAACAAAAAATTATGCTAATATAAATACTGACCAAAGTTCATCCTTTGCTGAAATAAATGAAACACAAACTCCAAATTGGGAAGAGGTAGCATAGAATATGGCAACTTATGTAAATGATTTAAGGTTAAAAGAGATAGCGACAGGTGATGAGTCAGGAACCTGGGGCACTTCTACAAACACAAACTTAGAACTAATAGCTGAGGCCTTTAGCTTTGGTACAGAGGCGATAACTACAAACGCAGACACACATACAACTACAATAGCTGATGGATCTACTGATCCAGGCAGATCAATTTATTTAAAATATACAGGTACTCTTGATAGTGCTTGTACTATTACTATAGGCCCTAATACTGTATCTAAACTTTGGTTTATAGAAAATGCAACATCTGGCTCACAAAATATAATTATTTCACAAGGTAGTGGAGCTAACATAACAATACCAGCAGGTGATGTAAAAGTAGTTTATTCTGATGGTGCAGGTTCAGGTGCAGCAATAGTAGATGCTTTTGCTAGTT